TCCCGATTCAACGAATTCTTCTGAAATGGCTTGCTGGACACCCAGCATGTCGATCGGTACTCCGCGGAGACAAGTATAAGGCTGTGCGTGAGGTGTTCGCGCAGCCTTTGTCTACTGAAGTGTTGAGTGCCGATTTGACTGCTGCCACAGACATGATCGCACAGTCCCTTTTCCTTTCGGGATGGGAGGGGTTGTGCGACGGGGCTAAGTGGCCTGAGCACGTTAGGTGGCTCGGCCGCGCGCAGTTTGGTCCCCATATCGTCCGCTATCCTGATGGTTTGATCTTGCCATCGCTGTGCGGATCTCCGATGGGGCTCCCGTTGACCTGGCCTATGTTGAATTTGATTCATATCTTTTGGGTGACGAGTGCATCCAAAGCGACAGGCTATGGTCCTTACTGCTGGCCCTTCTCCATTTGTGGAGATGATCTGTGTGCTAGTCTTCCTTCCCCCGTGACTTCCCACTACGAGAGCTTGGCGTCCTTGTGTGGCGCGCAGTTCTCTAGTTCCGGTAAACATATTCGGTCGGCCTCGGGTGGCGTTTTCGCCGAGGTTGTGTTTTATAGATCTCAGACCGACTATTGTCTTTCCGGTGAACTGCGTAGGGGTGCTCGGCCTATGTTGTTGCTCGAGCACATCCCGGGAATCGGGACCCGTTGGGGCTTCCAAAGGTTCGCCACGGCAGTACCTCTCCGTGGTGCGGTATCTTCTAAAGATGAAAATCAACCTGTGGATGTCCCCTACTGGTCGACAGCAGGGCAGTTTGTTGACACATTTCGATTTGACGATAATAAGTTCTTGCGTCCTATTGCCCTTGCTGCCGTGTATGGCGCCTATCCTAAAATAGGTGCTTGGCTTCGTGTTCGAGGCGTCATACCCGATATCCCCCGCCAACTCGGTGGCGCGGGGCTGTTTTCCGATAGCACTTTGCCAATCGGTCTCACGTCGGCCAGCGTCCGGTATAGAAAAGGACTTGCTGTTTTGCTGACGGATCTGTCTTCTGCAGCTGATATTAGACAATTGTCGCGCGTTTGGGCAACGAGTGTAAATGCTCGCCGCGCAATTGCTGAGAAGATAGTGCGAACTCGCCTCGAGGGCGCGCTGGAATCGGGAAAGATGGGTCTCGATGTCTCGCGCGTGCCTGAGGGCGGGATCGCTGTGAGAAAGCCCCTCGCCGACGTCGTTGAAGAGAG